CTCTTCTATAATTCCAATTCAATCATATTGATGGTGAATGATTTTGCGATGGATTATATCATCGCAAATTCACACGAAATTGAAACAATGGAATATGTTGATCTTGTTATTCCAGCCGAATAACATTCCACCAAATCATTCAAAAAGCCATCCACATCCGGATGGTTTTTTTTTATTCTTCAATGGGATTGATTCCCATTGTATCTTCATTCAATTGGTTGTCCACTTCTTTCCATTGTCGTAGTAATTCACCATATACGCGATCCTTTGAATAGCCCAAATTACGCGCGAAAACAATAGCTATAAATATACCCATCATGAAAATACTGGAAGCGGATTCACCTTGTTGATCAAGATCGTAGGCATACCACAATAATTTTTTAATATTGGCTTCCATATCTACTTCCGTTTTTTGGTGGTTTTCTTTTTCTTTTTCGCCATTGATAGCGCTATCGCTACGGCTTGTTTTCGTGGCTTTCCTTCTTTTCGGATTTTGCTGATTTTTTTTCCGATGGTGGATTTCTTATAAGATTTTGGCATGGTGTTCCCTCAATTGATCTGATCGCTTCCATCATTATATCATTAAATTCCAAATTCCAGTATTCGGAAATCTCATGACAAAGTTTCCACAATCGTTTGGGCCGTGGATTTGATGGTGTATATTTCCAACGGCATAACGTACCATGATGATATCCAAGGTTGTGAAAATGTTTCCAACAGCCACCCATATATATATCAAAAAATTCTTTCATCCATTCACAATTTCATCCATCGCTTCCATTAAAACATCCTGGAAATCCAATTTGTTTTTGGCGGCCACCGCTCTACAAACACATATCAACAAATACATATCCGGATCATTGATCTTGTATTTCCACCGGCGGATGGTGTGTGTTGCTACACCACTACGTTTTGAAATGATATGTACTTGTCCACTAAAATATTTTTTATGGAACCGTTCCATCAATATTTCGTGGTTGGTTTGGAACCGGATTGTTTGAACCAAGCTTGGCGGATGGCATCACGATTTTGTTTGTAAAAATCCGGATCCGTCAAACCTCTTGAAAGTATATCCTTTTGTGTTTCCGTGTTGTTTGATTGCACGGTTTTCGCGTTGGTTTTTGGTGGTGTTTTTGGTTGTGGTGTCTCTTTGGTAGTCTCCACATTTTCAACGGGCTTATTTTCCATTTTTGGCGGTTCACTGGATTGGAAATGTGAACGAAGGAATGATGGCGCGTTTTCCGGATTTTCCTTCAATCCCTTCATCCAATCACCAAATGATTCATCCGTGTTTGATCGTTGATATTGCCATTCTAACGCGTCACGAACATCCGGATCTTGTATCCCCAATTCAGCGATGGCGGAATGTCTTTCATATTTGGTATTCGCGTTTGATAGTTCATCTTTCAACGTGTATATTTGTTCAGTGAGACTATCAACCGTTTTCAATTTTTCGCCGGCCTGAATCAATTGTTCGTTCATTTCCTCCACTTTGGTTTCGGCTTCACGCGCTCGTTTTGCATATTTGGATATCTTTTCTTGAATCAATCCATCTACTTGTTCTTTGGCGATGTATTCAACACCATCAATCATTTTGGTTTCCATTGGTTCCTCCTTGGAATAGTTAAATTAAAAATAAGGCTTTTTGTCTTTGGATTTCACGGATTTTTTCCGCTGCTTCTTCTTCATTCAAATCCGGATATAATTCCATCATTGCGTCAATAGGTGCGATCAAATTGGTGGCTAGTTTTTCCTTTATATCGGCGCGTTGTTCCCTTTTTTCCTCCACCGATAATCCGATTCTAGCATAACGTATTTTGTAACCGGATTCAGGCAAATCATAACCCAAAAACCGATTGGCCATCATCGCGGCTAATGACAATGTCATTTGATCCCCACGTTCAAATGATGGTTTATATCGCGCTTGGGCTTCCCTCATTGATTCTTTTGATACGGCTATGGCATATCCGGATCTTGGATCGCCGGATAATCTTTCAATATCACCGGGATTGATTCCAGCCATTTGCGCCACTTTGCGTTCGTATTGAATGACCGCTTCTAATACGGATGATGGATCACCACCGGGTTGGAATTGTCCAATCATCGGTTGTCCAACATTATCCGGATCTTGTGTAAATACTAGAATAGAAGCGGGATCCGTGGAAATGGCGGCACGTTTTGCGGCGGTGTCTGTATCTCTCACATTCAAACCAGCCAATTGCAATCCTGCAATGTACCTTTGAGGAAACCCCGTATCTCGCGTCAAATGCAGCCAGTAGGTATAAAGGGCGGCGGCTGTGAGGGAACCATATACGACCTCAGCATTTTCAAAACTATTAAATAGTTTTCCAGTGATTTCAGCATGATAAATCGAGTAGGGAATAACCGGTGAACCATCATCAAATCGGAATGGGTAATTATCACCATCCATTTCATTTTCCAAATATTCCGTGGTCCAATCCTCACCAAATCCACCATCGTTTTTCACTTCCATAATACGCATCTTTGGATTTTTCATATCACGCAAATCAAAAACATCCGCCGTCCAAATTACCTCTTTGGATTCCGGATGGTGTCTTAACCTCAATTCATATAGGAATCGAAGATGGTTTGGATCGCCTGATGATGATTCGCAATAAATCAAATCCGGTGTAACTGGTCTGAACAACAATCCATTGGAATCACTGATATCAACACGCATGAACATTTCACGACAACCGATTGTGAACATTTGGAATGATTGCATCATCGCCCACAATCCGGATTTATAAATCAATCCATCATCGCCCAAAAATCCTTCCATTTCCTGACGTGATGCATCCACACCAATCATTGGTGGTTCGTTATACAATGCGGATAATGATTTGGATGTGGCTTTGAATACATTGGATGACATATCACTTACACCCCATGCCGCCCGTCGTTCCCTTGATACGTGACGCGCCAATTCAGATTCAAGATCGTCTTGCCATTGGCCACGCAACATGCGAACGCGTAGAGCATTATGTTCCCATCTTTCATTGGTTTCCATAGAAGGAGCGGCGGGTTTTGGGTTGAAATCTAACATCATAATAATTTCCTTTATCCTATTCTGAATGATCCGTGTATTGGTGTTTGATATTTGATATCTATGATGGGAACTATCGCATAACGACATGCATCTAGTGAATGTTTGTGTTCACTTCGTGCATCCATACTACCACTTTTTTTCAATGTCCACCGACGAAAAGAACGAATTAACGTTTCACAACGTGGATGGACCGTAAAACGGTTTTTCATCATTCTATCATGTAATAACTGACAACCATAATAGACAGACCAACGCGGTTTGTGTGCGGTGTGAATTCTGAATGGCATGGTTCCTTGTGGATATTCCAATACATGTTCTAATGCGCTACGAAGCATGGCGTTTGACATCCGGCCGCCATGTCTACCGCCGCGGTGTGCGATATCACCGGTCCACCGTGTGATCATGTTTGGTGTCAATCCATTACGCGATAACATCCGAAGGATAGCACGGGCATGTGTCTCAGCCATTGACCGTTCATTTTGGTTTCCTCCACTGTAATATTCATCAAGAACATATACATGTGGATTATCTGATTCTGTCATATCGATGGCGCATAATATTACAGCTTGCGCACCTGGTAATGAACCGTGATCAATACCAATTGAAAATCGATAATCACCATCATTTGGACATGGCGCGTCGGATATCATTTCCTCACTAAAACATTCAAACACCAATCCATCCGGCCGGCCGGCTTCCCATGATCCTTCCAAACGGGCTTGACGGTCTAATGGCAAATATGTATCGGCGATTCTATCAATATCTTGTTGTGTTAATAATGCACGACAACCCATTGGTGTAACATTTTCCACTGTCAACGCGGCTACAACATCATGTATTTTTCCATCGTCCACCATTTGTTTCAAATATCCGCAATCTTGACCAATTGGTGTCATTGTCATGACCATTCTTCCACGTTTTCGAAGTAACCGAGCGGCCAATTCTCCGAAAATAGCCACGGGCGGCGGTTCATCGATCCAAACCATGTCAACCGTTCCACTAGCTACACCCAATGTTCCTTGGTTGGTTGTTTTGATGCGCACCAAAGAACCATTTTTGAATGATATTATCGGTGTTTTTCCGCGGAATCCTTTTCCGGGTAAATACTCACAACCATCCGCCAATTCAGCCGGTGGAATCAAATCATATATTTTTCCCTGAACGGTTTTGGATTGTTCCCAACTATGGACAATCACCCATATTTCCTTTGGGCCATCCGGTATATTCTTATATGGATGTCTATTCAATGCGTAATAAATCATTTCAGCGGCGCCGGCGGCGGTTTTTCCTAACTGGTTTCCAGCTCTAAAAAGGGTTATTGGTGCTGTCGATTGTAAGAACGCCAATTGTGGTTTGGTTGGTGTGAAGTACGCCAACGGATCCGCGGTTGTTACATCGCGCATTTTCAACAATGTTTTGGTAATACTAGCGATATTTATGTTCATCTTTTGGTGGTTCCACGTTGATTTCATATCCTTGTTTGATACACAATGTCATTGCAAACCTGGCATCTACATAACAATAAAAATATGTTCCATCCGGCTGTTCTTTTCTACACCAAATTTTTTTGTTTTCCATATATCCCCCTATAGATTTATTT